GTGGTCCATAGAAGCGCGGGATGTCTATGACATCTCCCGCTAAGGGCATTCTCCTCTCGGAGTTAAGCCCCCCGATCCCACCTAATCGGGGGATCGCCGTCCGAGCTTGATGCTGACGTGCTCGGGGCGTCCAGAACGCTCCAAGTGCTCATCATCAACACTAGGCAGGCGAGCCGAGTTAGTAACCGGCTCACCAGTGTTGAAGTCGATCGGCCAAGTTTCATCGGCCATTCGAACAAAACACTTGAGTAGGGCACCTGCTCCATCGAGGTTATCCTCTGGGAGCTTGGCACTCACATAATAGCCCTTAGTCAAGGGGCCGTGAGTATTCGGGTCCAACGTTTGGAATTCATACCCAAGCGCTGATTCCCTACCCAACAATGGGGAGGACGGAGCTACGTTCGGGAAGACTTTAATCAGTCTCCGTAGGTAGTCATCCATCCATGCTGCCGCTTTCCACAACCCGCTCCAATAGAGCTGGTTGCGTAGGCTAACAGCAGATATGACCCCACTCGCGTCCTGCCGTCGTGTAGGAAGTACTTCTCTGACCTTGACTATTCCAACGTCTTGGCCATTGTAATACTCCCCGCCGCAAGACTCCCTGAACCTTCCGGTCCAGTAACTCTTGCTGACGTTAACTACATACCCAAAAGTGTGTAGTTCGTCAACGACGGACAGCACATAGTCTCTGGGGACAATTAGATCGTCCCCGAAGACACGCACCTGCTTACGAAAACGATTGACAACCGTCTCGTAAGAAAGCGGAGCACCCGACTCCCTTTCAATCCCAGTGAGGATTAAGGTCAAGAAGACCATAGCCTCAAAGGGAAAGCAGAGAGCCGAACCCATAGACGCGAACTTGGCCAGGCGTATTACGCCATGACCAGGTACGTCAGCCTTCCGGGATCTAGATGCGTCAACCGCCTCAAGCAAAAGAGGATGATTGCGCAACATAGCCCGTACATGCTGATTCGAGACACGGTCGGAAGCTTCGCTCAAATCGAGCGTAGCAAGGTCCCCGCTGAGGGAGCCTTTTGAGGCCAAGAACCTATTAGGTTCCTGGTTATCAAATCCGATCATGCGGGTGAGGAGACTATCCTCACTGAACGCATCAAGGAAAGCGCGAAGAAGCCCTTGCTGCACATATTGTGTGGCAGTTGGCTCAATCGCGATAATCCGAGGTGTCTTGAGCGTTTTAGGTACCGTAATAACCCTCACGGGTGTTTCGGCACCAGGTTCGACGATGTGATTATTCGGCTCCCAATTGGTATTAGGAGTCAAATAGAATTCAGCAGGAAAAACTTGCTGAATTCGACGGGGCCAGGATCGCTGATTCCACTTACCATTACTGGTAAGTTTGTCAGCGACAGCGCCTGGTCCATGTTTCGGAATGACCTCATGCCAGAGGATTTTATCCTCTAGCTTTGTAAAGAGGTCACCGAAGAGCATATCTGACATCCGCTCGAAGTCTCTTAAGTATGAGAAATCGAGAAGGGAATCAGATCGTCTCACATCGTGCTCAGTCTGGATGAAACCATTCATCGCTCGCCTCTCACGAGCAGGACTAACGACCTTACGGCCGGTAGCCTGCTGCAGCCTTCCATTGCTGGTTGGCTGCGGGAGGGCGATCTTGCTAAACATCAGCGTTAGCTGACGTAAAGCGTAGATTGCTTCGATGTCTGGATCTTCCAGGAGTGCGCCACTACTAGGGTCGAACACACGTCCAAGGAAACCCGACAGAAATGCCGGGAGACCAGTATGAGGCTTCACCGAAAATGATGGAGCCTCAGAAGGGACGACGAGACCACGGTCCAGCCATTTTTGGATGGCTTTTCCGTAGTCCGCCAGGGTTATCGCCAAAAACGACAACCCCTCGTGTTCGAACCGACTCGCGACAGTTGTTTTATCGCGAGTGGCGCTAGTGCAGCATCTAACTGCCAGTTCATCGGCAGTTACGGACCAGAGTGACATAAGGCTTTTCATTGGCCCTCCTTTCAGTAGGAGGTTACCAAATCCATAGCCCATGTGTCGTAGTACTACAGCGTTGAGCTCCTAATTCCGAACTTCGGGCTGTTGCCCGTCGCGCGGAACTCGGAAATCAAGCGCCAGAGCAGGACGACCTTGTCAAAGCCCAACCTTTCGGTTAGGACAGAGATCACGTCGTCCCGCTGCGAGATCCACGCAATGCGGACCTCGCAGTTGTCCATCGCGGAGTACAAGTCGTTAGACTCACACTCCTCGATGAAGTTCTCGACGATCGACTGAGTCGACCCGTGAGAGAGGTTATTCATTTTACCCTTTCTTATAGACCGACTCGATCATTGTTGTAGACTACTCCGCTGGGACGGTGCCTTTGCTCCCTACTTCCCTTTGAAACTGCCTAATTGCAGTGATAAGGCGAAGCATTGAAGCATG